ACCTACGCCCGACGCGCGGGCAGACGCGGCTGTGTCATGCGGACGTACAGACGCGTAGGCGGGCTCGGGCGGTTGCTGACCTTGTTGACAACCCTGTTTCGCCGTGAGATTCTGGATTTACCAAAGGGCAGCAGTCTGCCCTGCTCGCCTCGTCATCGGGGCGGGCAGGCGCAGGCGCGATGACCCTGAGGTGCTTGCGTCGCGGGCTATGCGCGACGAACAGGAGGGTCGTATGACTCAGGCACAGATCAACGCGATCGCGAGCGCGATTGCACAGGCACTCGCAGGCGTGGAAGCCAAGCCAGCCAAGCCTCGCAAGGCGAAGGCGAGCGCGAAGCCGAAGCCAGTTGTCGCGGTCGCGACGAACAAGTTCACGCGTGGCGCGACGACATTCACCTTCACGCTCACACAGGCAGGCATTCGCGGGGGCGCGTATGACAAGTACCTCGTGCGCGTTGAGCGCGACGGCAAGAGCCACGAGCGTGGCTGGAAAGTCGGCGCGGGCGTGAGCCTGACCGAGTACGCGACGGCGAAGCATCTTGACCTGATCGCGGGTCTGACGGCTAAGTACTTCGCGTAAGCACGGGCGAGCGAGTCGCCCACGAGAGCGTCCCAGCCTTCGGGCTGGGCGCACTCTCCTGCTCTCACGAGAGGGCAGAGGAGTGCGATCTCACGCACAAGCGTTAGCGCACTCATACGATGGAGGGCTTATGGAGCCTGAGCCAATCGTGATCACGCAACGGAAGGGCGAGAAGCCATTCCCTAGCGTGTCATGCCCGCGATGCGGGAAGGCGGCAGAGTGGCAGGGGAAGCCATTCTACAAGCGGGATAACTCGCAGTCCGTCTTCATCACATACGCGTGTGTGGAAGCCGACGGCTGCGGAGCCGTGGGATCGCGCCCCTTGCGCGAGCGTTCGGAACAGGAGGTCGCAGATGTACAAGAGTAGCAGCACTCCCGTGATGGAGTGCCAGTTCACAACTCGCCCCGACGGGAGGGCTGGTGTACCGTGTGGCAAGCGGCACGCTGACCTCGTGCTCGTGAAGACGAGCGAGATGGGGAAGGTCAAGCGATCTTGGGCTTGGTGGTGCGAGGCTCACACCGAGTTCTATCACAAGTACCTCGCACGAGTGAACGCGTAAGCGTAGGAGGGTTGTATGCCGTACTATTGTGAGTGCTGTTGGCTCCCGTTTGAGCGGGACTTCCTGCGTAAGGCAGGCAATAGGCTAGTGTGCGACGATTGTGTCGTTGAGTGCGAGTGGGATCTCGCGTAAGGAGGAGGATGTATGTTTGAGGCATTTGTAGGTTCGTTCTTGGGTATGAGCACGGTGCTCGCCCTACTCACGCTGAAGGATCGCTTGGAAGCACGAGCGGAACGCAAGCAACGGGAGTTTGAGAAGCGCGTAGAGGAAGCGGCACGCGCCCGCACGAAGACAAGCACGGCTTGGTAGGAGGTAGTATGCAGGAGAACGATGCACCTAAGCCGCTAACACCTGAGCAAGTCAAGCAGTTGCAAGAGTGGGCGAAGCGACAGGAGGCAAAGCGTGAAGGCTATTGCCCGCATTGCCTGCATTGCAACTCAATCTCCTGATGTGCGAGGCACGCACGAGTGAACTCTTCTGCGGGAGTGGAGTCTTCCGCGAGGTTCGTGGTAAGCACCTGTGCTACGAGCACTACCACGCATACTTCTCAGCGCAAGGTGTACGGTTCACGCCGAAGCGGATTCTCCAATGGGCGAGGGAGAAACGCAAGGAAGAGTATCTCGCCCTTATGAAACTGAACGAGGAGTATTATGCCAGTTGAGCACTACCACGCAGAGATTAGTTTCCCTGCGTGTATGCCTGAGTGGGAGGAGATCTACACTAGCGCATCAGATGCGGTGGAGGGTCTCAAGGAACACAGCGGATGGAACGAGGAAGGCGAGGAGGTTGACCTCAAGGTTGTGGACAACGAGCCACACTTCCTCGTTGTTGCACGCTGGAAGGGTCAGCCTAGCACCCTCAACTGCTATGCGTATTCGTGCACGCGAGAGGAATGCAACGAGCGACTCGCGTGCTTGGAGGAAACCTATGTCTAGCGTAATCACGCGATGGCTTATGATCTCTGCAATGGTGTACTTTGGCGTGCACCTAGCCGTCCTCATCCTGCGGCTGAATGGGGTGACAATCGGAGGTATGGACTATGGCAAGTAATCGCATTATGTACAACGCCACGATGAAGGCAGTTGATTATGTGAGCGAGGTAATCGCTCGCCAGAACTGCTGCGATCCGTACGATTGTATGTGTCACGAGCAATGCGATGAGGAGTATGGCTTCTGCGGTTCGTGCAAGTACCGTGGTCAGTTGTACAATGAACTCAAGCGATACACGCTGAAGCGCAATGTCCCTATCGGCGAGGTGATTGACCTCGCGTACAAGGCGATTGAGCAGGATCGCCAGTTGTACTACCGTGAAACCCGCCACGATGACAATGCGGGCGCACATTGGAGCGACAAGGGTGGATACAATGCCGAGTAAGCACGAGCGCAAGATGCAGAAGTTTGATAAGTATGTAGCAGAGATGCGAGCAGCAGGGTGCGTAGTGATTGCGTACTCTCCCGATGATGTGCGCAATGCCATCACATACCAGTTGTCCGATAGTTCGCACGACTTTGAGTGGCATCCTGATGTGGATCTTGTGCAGGTTGCACAGGATACGCACGAAGATGATGGACTTTGGGACACATTGAGCGAGGCAGTTGCCCATACATACCGCATCCATTGCGGGACATGGGACGAATACAACCAAGATGAGGTGAACTAATGTACGACCAGTGGCGCAGACTACACCTAGCGTGGTATCGGTTAGTCAAGTACAAGCGTGATGTACGCAAGTGGCTTGACGAAAACGAGCAACTCGCTCACAATAGCGGGTGGTACGACTGGGTTCGTGAAGAGGGCAGCGCGCATACGCTGAAGGAGCAGACAGCACAGGTACTAATGGGACTGGATGATGCAACGAACACAAGGTTCCTTGCGCGATTCCAACAGGAGAAAGGTGGTCGCTAATGTCTGACCGTAAGACACCGAAGTTTACCAAGCGAGACTTCCAGTGGATTGCAGACCAGTGCATTGCACATTGGGAGTACCTCAAGTACGAGGGAGAAGAGCACAAGTACACGCTGTATGAGCGTGAACTTCTGGACTTCCATCATTGGAAGTTTGTACAAGGGTTGAGCAAGCACCTCGCAGCAACGAATGGTATGTTTGATCGCGACAAGTTCATCCGAGCAGCAGTACCTGCAGAGTTCCGAGATCGTTGGTATCTTGGCTCTGTACCAGAGCCACGCAAGGAGGACAGCAATGGATGACTACGAAGCAGCGCAGCGCAAGTACATACTTGACGAGATGATCCGCCCACTCTACAATGGACGGGTAGTAGGCGGCAATGTATCCGCAGATGGATTCCCGCTGCTCAAGTTTGAGTTCAGGGATGACGCTGCCAAGACCATCCGCTATCGTTGGGTAGCGGTATCAATGGACGACGAGATGAACGACGGTGGTCGGTTGTTCTTCGTCGGAGAGGAGGAGTAATGAGCGCACACGCTAGGGTATACATCAACATAGACAACGTAGGCATTGCTAGTATGAACAACTGGATGCCCGATGCAATCAAGTCCGTAGAAGAGTGGCTCTTTGATCAGGGCTTTGATGTCAATGGACTAGGTACGGACAAGGGCAACGGTCCGCACGGGCAAACACACAAGGAGAGGTACTGGATTGAGGCAGAGAGTGCCGATTGCACATACGATGTCTTTGATCATACGTACATCTCGCACATGCTTGACGGATGGTGCGAGGAGTTTAAGGATCTGCGCTTTGAGTACTCAGTCTACAACCTAGACATTGAGCCAGACATCTTCATCACACGAGAAAGTGTAGGAGGGCGACCAGTTGGATACGACAGCCGACGAGATTGAGGTAAGCACATACACCGTACAGGGTACGGGCGCAATCGTAGTGTCCGCCATAGTGAATGGCTATCGCAAGTCCACAGCGTATTACTTTGTGGATAAGGAGCGAGCAATCGCAGACTTTAAGGAGGCAGTTCGTGAAGATCTTGCAAGTGCAACTAGAGCCTAAGGATTTGGCAGACATCCTGCACTGCGCCATTGAGGGTGGCATCAACTACTGGGGTGAGTGCAAAGATTACAAATGGAGCACGTGGTATGTAGATGTTGATGCCAAGTATGGCGACGAGAACTACAACAAACTCAAGGATCTACCAGAAGACTTTGTGTATGTGTATGTTCGTGAGGATGACCGACAGGGCGAGCCGCAGCGCGACCCTAACACATGGGTTCCTATTCGTAGGGCTGACATTGAGCGCGGCTTTGCGTTGGCATTCGCCAACCATCCGCACCTCTACCAAGCGCGTGATGGCGAGGTAGACATGGACGCTACTGGTGGTGAAGTCATCATTCAGTATGCAGTATTCGGGGAGTTGGTGTATGGCTGAGCACATTCCGTTGGGGTATCAAACACAAGAGAGTATGTTTGTCTGCAACACCTGTGCGTTTGATCAGTATGGCGTGGTCGGTAATCCGATCAGCGTCAGCACACATCAGACACTATGGGATGAGGCGGGCGAAGATCTGACAGCGATCTATAGTTGGGATGCGGACAATCCGCATGGCATCATGTGCGATAGTTGCGATGATGCAATAGACGAAGGGTGGTGTGAGCGTGTCAATAAAGGCAACGGCAACGGCTACTGTGAGGACTGCTACGACGCGGCAGAGTCTGAAGGTGAGGACTATGAGTAAGATGAAAGATGAGCACATCAAGCGTCTGAACTGGGCGAAAGATATAGATGCTATTGATCGGCTCGTAACGGATGCGTTGCGAGCAGCAGCAATAGCAGAGCAGCAGTTCTTCTTTGATGGAGAAGAGAAATATTCCAAGAAGTTTTTTGAGCAGGTGACGCTCCCGCTTCACCAGATTGTAGCGTTCCTTAGGAACGGAGAGGAAGTAGATTATGTCTGACCAGAATGAGATTCTTCGTAGCGCACAGAACATCATGAGCAACATGGAAGATCTCGTCAACGACATTGAGAATCTTGACGAGCACAACCATGACGTGTGGGATTGCACCGAGTGCGAGTCAATGGTTGACGAGGCAGTACAGGAGAAGGTCGGAGAACTAGATGTCAATGACCTGATGGATGCGAACTACAGCCTATGGCAGGACGTTGGCGAAGAGGCAGTCGCTGAGTATAAGGAACGTACTGGAGAGGTGAGTGCTGCGCTTGACGAACTAGTACAGCGTGTGCTAGGCTTGTACTCTACGGTAGAGAACACCGATGTGAACGATGTGACTGAGGCAATCAACTACATCACCGAGAAAGTTTACGGTGTGCGAGAAGAGCCAAAGCGTGACATCATTGAGGAGATCACGGTAGAACTACCAAGCGAGAACAACAAGTGCAGTTGCGGTGTAGATCATAGCCTTGTAAACTACGACACCGACAACGGCGCAATGTACTAAGGAGGAACGATGCAAGCAATCACCAAGCAGGAAAAGTTAGACATGCTCACGATCAAGAATCATCCAGACATTGTCTTGATGAAGGTCACCTTTGATGACGAGGAGACAGCAGCGATCTGTCTCCAGAGTCATCCAGATGAGAACAAGGTGGCGATCACTCCTATTGCAGTGATGATTACTGAGCAGATGTTTGAGCGGATGCAACCGCCAGAAGATCCATTCGGAGGTGACGATGTTGACAACTGAGGAGGCACTATGGCTCGGGCTATTGTGCGGAGTGTTCTTCTTCCTTGCATTAGTAGGAACGGGGGTTGTCTGTGCGAACTAAGTTGATCAAGGTAGTAGGCGTACCGATTATGTATAACCTTATCCTAGAGGATGCCCCAGAGGATGAGGACGATGCGCTTGAGATTGCGCGCAAACTAATCATGGATTTATCGGAAGAGGTATGGCATGACGAGTTTGAGAATGGTGATGTAGTCCTATCCTTTGACTCATTGGATTGGCTTGGCGGTGCGTATCAACACGTCATTGCTACGGAGGAAGTAGATGAAGTTACGGAAGCAACTGAAGGCGGAACTAGCACAGCAAGCGGAGAACTACGCAGTTCAGTCGGCGATGTGCAGGCTGCACGGGAGCGGGACGAAGGACTGCCGCTGTAGTCTTACCCTTGATTCTTATCAGACTACATTAAGATTATTTAATAGTACTGATGCCAAGTCTGTAGATAAGAGGCGTAAGATAGTGTCGGACAAGTTAAGCATCAAGTCCTTCCCGCTATTCGTCAGCCCTGAACTGGCTGAGTTCGTAGCAGATCACATTAGTGAACTGCATAACCTAGGTCATAAAGATCCAGAGATTATCTGGGACGATGGATGCTGTGCTGCAGCGTACTGTGAAAGTTGTAAGACGTGGGGCTGGTTCACCTATAACTACGAGACAGAGGGTGAGCGTTGGTCTGCGGAGGAAGAGGCAGAGTATGGAGGTAAGATCTTTGACAACAAGTGTCAAGCCGCAGAACACACAGGCTGAGCGTGCAATCCTTGGCTCAATGCTGATTGACGACAGCGTGGTCGTGCCAGTCATGTCGGTGCTTAGCGCCAATGACTTCTACGATTACGGCTATCGCACTATCTTTGAGGCAATGGAATCGTTGGTCAAGCAGAAGCGTGCCGTTGATACGGTTACTGTTGCTGACGAACTAGGCAATAAGATCCTTACCGTTGGCGGCAGCACGGTGCTCGGCGATCTGGTACGGGACACCCCGACATCAGCCAACTGGGAATCGTATGCGCAACTCATTGAGGAGGCAGCCGTTAGCCGCCGCCTCATTGAGGCAGCAGGGAAGATCGCAGAGATCGGGTATCAGGGGCTGCCCTCTGACGAGGCAGTAGACAAGGCGCAAGCAGAGATGTACCGCCTTGCTCGTACCCGTACCAACTCTACGTTCTTGGATCTATCGCATGTCATTGGCTTGTCATGGGAACACTACGACAAGGCGAAGGCTGGCGAGAACGACACCATCAAGTCAGGCATCGTGCCGATGGACAAGTTGATCGGTGGCTGGGGTAAGTCAGACCTCATCATCGTGGCTGCTCGTCCGTCGGTCGGTAAGACTGCGCTGGCTGTCAACCTTGCTACCAACGCTGCGATCAGGCAGGGCAAGTCGGTTGCCATCTTCTCTCTTGAGATGTCAAGCGAGCAGATCGGCACACGTATCCTTGCAGATGCAGCGCACGTAGACATCAGCAAGATCCGTGCGGGTACGCTGACCCAAGCGGAGGAAGAGAAACTTACAGTTGCATCGGATGCGATTGCTCGTGCGAAGATCTACGTAGACGACTCGTCTGCGCTGACCCCGCTAGAGATTCGTAGCCGATGCCGTCGGCTCAAGCAGGAGCAAGGGCTAGACATGGTAGTCATTGACTACATCCAGTTGCTGTCGGCTATTCGCCAGCAGAAGGATGCGAACCGCGTGATGGAGACGGCAGAGATTAGCCGCAGCCTCAAGCAGATTGCACGGGAACTCAACGTCCCAGTCATTGCGCTATCGCAACTCTCTCGCAACTCAGAGTATCGTGACAGCGGCGAGCCGCGCCTCGCTGACCTACGAGATAGTGGTAGCATTGAGCAGGATGCCGACGTGGTGATCATGCTCTGGCGACCCAAGGAACAAGGCGATGACTACTACGACAATGTGAATGTCAAGGTAGCCAAGCACCGCAACGGTCCGATTGGTGACCTGCAGTTGGTCTTCCGTAAGGCGACCACCTCGTTCACCAGCGGCGAGCAGTAGGAGGTAACATGCGTACAGCAGGAGAACAGTTTGACCTTGTGCTTGCAGAGAAAGCCAAGGTCGGTCGTCCTGCCAAGGCGTTCTGGCGTGGCTCCCTTATGGGAGGCTGCCTCAGGGCACACTGGTATGACAGCACTGGCGTGAAGGGCGAACCCTTTGACGACAAGACGCTGCGGATCTTTGAGCGAGGACACGCCGTGTCCGAATGGATCAGCGGTGTCTTTGCAGATGCGCCAGACATCCTAGGGTATGAGACGGAAGTACCAGTCTCAATGCCAGACTATGACTTTGCAGGAAACATTGACGCGGTAGTCACGTGGAAAGACGGCAAGCAAGAAGTCTGGGAGTTCAAGTCTATGAAAGCGACGGCGTTTAAGTGGCTGAAGGATTCAGCCAAGCCAGAGCACGCTACTCAAGCGGCGCTCTACGCCATTGCCTTGCAGGATGAGGACGGCATCGTCCGCCCTGCCCGTGTCATCTACATCAACGCCGACGACTTCTCCTTCAGGGAGTACATCGTTAGCGACGAGGAGCGTGACCGTGCATGGCGCACCATGCAGGTAGCACACAAGTTCAAGGAGCAGAATCGTATGCCGCCGCAACTTCCCATCCCTGATGGCAAGACGGTGAGCAACCGATACCCCTGCTCGTACTGCAGGTTCAAGACGGAGTGTCGGGGATGATCGGGCTACTGTTGTCCGCCCTCCTGATCCTTACCCCTCATGGGGTACGGACAGAGGGGACGGCAACGTGGTACGGCAATATCCATCCACAGAGTAAGAAGTCCTGCTACGGTGGCTATCGGAATACCTGCAGCCCCTATAGCAAGGGAGAGAAGGTATGGTATGCAGCCGTAGGGACATGGAGGTGGGGAGATAAACCATACAAGATCCAAGTATGTCGGAAGGATAACCCAACACGTTGTGTCGTGGTGATCGTTCGTGACTATTGCCTTGGAGCGGAAGCCGCCCTGAAGGGAAGGGGCAACCGCGCAGTAGACCTGTCACCTAAAGCATTCTTAACATTGGCTCCCCTGAAAGTGGGTGTTGTTCATGTTATAATCAAGGAGGTTAACTGGAATACTGAGGTAGGAATAGTATTAGTTAATAATAATAAATGGAGGAACCAATGAAGTCTATTCATTCCAAACTGTCCGCCATCCTTAAGGCTGTCGGGTACATTGAGAAGACTGGCACGAACGCTTCTCAGGGATACAAGTACGTGCAGGCTGCAGCAGTAGCCGACAAGATCCGCAACGAGTTCGCTGAGCGTGGGCTGACCATGATCCCAGAGAACATTGAGGTCACCGAATCAGGGCTGACCCCAAGCGGCAAGCAGGCGTTGATTACCCTGCGTATCACATGGAAGATCTCCGACTCGGAGAGTGGCGAGAGCGTCACGTTCCAGTCGGTTGGTTCTGGGTCGGACAGCACAGACAAGGCTGTCTACAAGGCGATGACTGGCGCACTCAAGTACGCCCTGCTCCTCGGCTTCCTCATCCCAACAGGTGATGACCCAGAGAACGAGAAGGCGACAGACCCTGTCGTCACCGCTGCGAAGAAGATCTTTGCAGAGGATGCACCAGCAGCGCCGAAGGCAGCAGCGGCTGACCTCTCGGACTTTGATTTCTAGAAGGAGGAAGTATGTCGGATCGTATTGACATTTGGCTATCAGACAAGAAGCAACCAGTCCGCAAGACCACCAAGAACGGCACGCCTATCTTGGAGTTCTACGGCACATGGCAGGCGGAGGGCTACGACGCGTGGCTCTCAGGCGGCAAGCAAGGTGCAGCCCCTAACCGCTACGTCTATGTGAACATCACTGTCTTTGACCTTGGTCTGGCTGACCACGTTGAGAAGGTGTACGCCAAGGCAATGTCTATTGCCGAGGGTGACCCTCGCCCAACCGCACACTTGATTGGCAAGTGGCGACAGGGTGGCAGCCGCACCGTTGACGGCAAGACCTATGCGGACTTCACCGCCAATGAGGTATCGCCTCTGGTGTTCGGTCCCCTGAAGAAGGCGTAAGATGGATGCACGAGGTGGTCGTCTCAACCGCAAGCGCGGCATCGCCTTTGAGAGGGAGGTGGCAGCCCTCATCGGTGGCAAGCGGACGGGGATGTACGGAGGGAAGGACGACGTTACGAGCGACCGCCTCGTCATTCAATGCAAAGTGGGAACCGCGTTTCCTGAACGAATCTACGGGTGGCTCAGCACTATTCCTACCGTGGCGGGGCGGAGCAGGGCTGTTGTTATCGGAGATTCGCCTGGCGCGGGAACCAAGCGAAGAATTCTCATCACGATGGAACTCGCGGATTTTCTGGATTATATGGGAGGAGATACCAATGGCGATTCGTAAGGCACAAGTAGAGGACATGCTTCCGCACTGGCTATACTCAGTGCGGTATGTATACGCAGTTATGCGTGAGGCAGTTGGGCTTAAGGGAGACCCAGACCCAACGAACCCAGTAGAGTTGGAGTTGATGAAGAAGGCAGCAGACGTTGCCCTCGCCGTCACAGGAAAGGTGAAGTTCTAATGGCTACGAACGAAGCAGAAGTTTATCAGCAGCCGAACATCGTTCAGCGCGCAACCGTTAAGGCTGTCCGCGCACTACGAGATTACGCTGTGCCACTTGGCGCATTGATCGCAGGTGCATCAGTGCATGTAGTACCAGAACCATTCACGGCAGTGGCTGTGATCTTCGTGGTGCTGGCAATTCTTGAATATGAGCGTTGAGGTAAGCAGCCTCGCTGCTCACGGAGCAGCAGCGCGTGTTGCTCTTGCAAAGATGGAAGGCTTCGTCGGTAGTGCAAAGACCGACGCAGATTACAGGGCAGTCGTGGTCAACATGCTCACGGCTGGAACAGTGCCCAACGATATGGTTGGTGCGCTACTGATGGGCGTGGAGCACGCCGCAGATATCCTGCGCAACGAAATGCGCAGGACAAGTAAGGAGGACTGAGATGTCCAACGCACTTACGCGACAGATCATCGCCCTAAAGGAACAGGGCAAGTCATACGCAGCCATCGGTGAGAAGGTTGACATGACCAAGGATCAGGTACAGAAGATCTATAAGCGATACTTGGAAGGCGATGACTTTGAGGGCAAGCCTGTCAAGTTGGTTGACAAGAAGGGCTACCACACGAAGTCGCCAGAGGGCTACGTCGGACCGACGATTGCATTCTGGGACATTGAGACGACGTACTCCGCTTGGAGCCGCATCCTCTCCGTGTGTATCGTAGATGGCTTCGGCAACCTTGAGGTGTTCCGTCTTGACGATCCTCGCTATAAGGGCGAGTCGTGGACAGACGAC